GTCGCATCCAATTCATTGGGGTCAACGTAGATAACATTACCTTGTATATTCTTTAGAAAATTCTCCAGTCTTGAAAGAGGCATCCTATTCTTCTCTAATTACAGATTCTGTCTAAGTTTATTTATGATCTTAATGGATCATGGAGTTAATATTAAAGTCGAACTCCCAACGCCAACAACTGTAAAGGTTAAATTAGTTCCAGATACTGATATTTGGACTGGAGATCCAGTGCCACTTGTAAATCCATCTGAAGCTTTGACTTCTGCAGCGTCAATGTCTTGACTTATACTTATACCATATTCACTGCCATTGCTTTGAATACCCTCTATAGCGCCTGATTCGTGAGGTGTAAGATTAGTGTAAAATTTAGACATTAAAGTGTTCTCCTATCATAATGATATCCAGCTATGGAATACTGGTTGTTGTTGCCTGGGTAGTCTTCTGGAGTTTCACCCTTATACTCTGGGATAAGGACTTCTCCATCTTTCCTTGTACCATATATATGGTAGAAACAATCAATGGTTGATAAATCAGTAATCAAATCAGTGTTAGTTGAGTCCTCTACAATAACAATAAAATCTTCATCGATTTCTTGAATCACAAGATTTTGTTGTCTTCCGATTGGTTGTAACTGAACAGAAATACTATCAATATCAACTAAATCTTTCCAGTAGTCTGGTAGATTAATTACATTGGTTCCTGTGATTCTACCACGATGATAAACGCCACCCTCTGGGCCTTCTAAACATATGTATCTTAGTCGATGACCCTCCTTTGTGGGATGTTTGATATCAAATCCTTTCCAACCTTGAACATTGATAGAACTACCACTAAATCTTCCACCTGATCCCACCAAACCTTGAAATGTATTATTTAACAGATTACTCGTGTGAAGATTTCCACTATTAATAGTTTGATCTCCAGTAACCACTAAAGCGTTAGCAGTTTTACCGTCACCATCTATCTTTACATTACCATCAGCTTTAATTGCAAGACTTGCCTCACAAGCTGGTTGTCTATCAAGTGAATTTTGAGGTGCAGAATTTGATGATACATTTAAAACTGCCTCATACCCTGGCGCAGCTGATGGATTTCCAACTAAAACAGGGCCATTTAAAATAGCAGATCCTGTAGGAGATGTATCTGGTGCGACATAAGAAACATCATTAGTTCCCACGATTAATTTATCTGTTTGAAGTCTAGATATGTTCATAATGTTCTTATTGTTGATAATTGAGTTTTCTTAAGATTTGCTGTTAATGCACCAAAGTTTTGATCAGCAAAAGACGCTGCAACCATGAATCCATACTTAAGTTCAAATTGACCTTTGGCAATCACAGTCATGTCCTTAGATGCTTTAACTGTGATCTTTTCTCCTTGAACACGAATGTCAGGAGCCCCGATGTCTGCAATTCTTTCTGCCTTAACAGTAAATTGTCCATCTTGACCTCCACCATTCGCATCTACAAAAACATTTTTTGCTCTTAATATTATATTACCATTTTCGCATTCAAAAATCATATCACCTTTTTTGGCCTTTACAATTTTTGCAGGGAGTTGAGATATATCACCAGCATCTCTAACTTTCAAACCCTCACCAAGAACTTCCATTGACATTCCTGGCGTGTATAAAACATGTTTACCTGTTCCAGGCCCTCCACCAGAGGCACCTTGGCCTGTATTTGCATAGAAACCGAAGGACTGTGCCTCCGCTGTCTGCACTTGATACAAGGTATCTCCATGTATTGAACTCTGTCCACTCTGAACGGCATATCTTAATTTTACCGTTCTCTCTAGATTTTTTTTATCGTCTGGTGCTTTTGACATTTATTTTTCGATACAACTAATTACGGTTACAACAGCATCTTGAGTTATCTGAGCGAGTTGAGACGCATCATCAACTTTAGTAAATTTAAGAACTGGTAATAATCTAGCACCAGCTCCAGTGTCACTATTTATTGTTAAATCTGGAAGTTTGGTAAATCCAAATCCACCATTTACAACATTTGCACCTACTATAAATCCATCTTGAATGTTTAGATCTACTTGTGCCTGTCCAACTCCAGTTCCATTAACTGATGTATCAGCGGTTGGTATTGATCCACCCTCAACTGTGAGTGTATCATCATCTGCGTATCCAGAACCAACATTTTCTATAGCGATACTATCTAGTGATGTAACATAAGAAACTGATCCATCATAATTTGCATTTGGATCTGGAATTACCTCTTTTTCAGTTAGAGATCCATCTGGATTGAGAGTTGTCTCTGTTGTATTTGGTAGATATTCTTGACCACCACTTGTAATTACAACGTCAATTACTCCAAGTTCAGTTCCGTTTGGATCTGGAACATAGATTGGATTACCTTGATTATCTAAAATTTTATTACCATTCTCATCAACGGAGGGAGAAACATTTCCCATAACTGGATATCCACCAGCACCATAACCTTTGTCACAACTATCAAAGAATGAAAGTAAAGGAGGTGATGTGAATCCACTTCCAGGCCCTGCAATTGCAACTCCAATCACTCTACCGAGTGCATTTATGATTGCGTTTCCACTTGCACCTGTGCCACCACCACCTAAGAAATCAACTCTCGGTGGGCCACATTTAAGAACATTGGTGTTACAATTTGGTGCTGATGGTTTTGCTGGTATTCCATCTGCAATACTATCAATACCTTCAGCTAAATCAGTAATAGCATTCAATCCAGCTTTATCAAGTATATTACCAAAAATATCAAAACCATCTCCAATCGCCTGTGAAACTCCAGACTTTGATGAGAATGAAGTTGTTGGTGGACAATTCACTTGATCACAATCAAGAATATTTGTAATAATATTTGCAAATTTAATTGCCTTTGAAAATGTTGCACTCGGAAGTCCCAACCCAGTACCCATCAAATTGTTTAATTGTCCAAACATACCACCAAGAGATGAATCTATGAGGTTGTTGATCTGACCAAACATATCACCCAGAAAGTTTTCGACACCACAAATCGGAACATCTAATACCTGTCCGATCATATTTTCTAAACTATCTAGAAGATAATCTTTTAATTCTTCTTGTATTTTTTCGATATTACAAAAAATAGTGCTTGTTAATGCATTTGTAGCTTGACCCATCACAACTTGATTAAATTTATCAACACTATTTTCCATTCTTTTATCTAACTTATCAAGAGTATCTTGAATCAGCCATGATCTACCACGACGAATTAATTTTGTCATAGAATTATGAACTAAATTAGTGGTAGCCTTTATTTCTGATTGTATATCAATAACACCGCCATATAATGGATCGATAGTCATTCCACCTCCAATAGTTTGAAGTGACTGCATATTCCTAGTAAAAGCTTTTATCGCATTACTTATCTTCGATATCTCATTATCTTCACAAGGACTAAAAGTATCGGTGGTTATATTTGTGGAATTTTGTTCCTGATCCTGTGCATTTGTAGTTACATGTTCACCAGGCGTATATTTAACATTTGTTGAACCCTTGTATATCTGGGTCTTGTTTGCCATCTGTTTCACTTTTGGTGGTGTATATGGCGTGAAACAAGTTTGTCTCTTTGCACTAAACATTGCAGTAGAGAGTTCATCATCAACAAATGGTTGTCTGAATAATGTTCCAAATATAACTGGTTGTTGACCATCATCACCATCAGCAAAGAAACCAACAACTACCTCTCCACCCTGATAATTCACCGAATCACCACAACCACCAGTTGTAGAAACGTTAGGTGGTAGTAAAATATGTGCTAAAGGTAAGTCTTTATCTGGTAAATCATCAGAGCAATCATGATATCCAACAATACGAACACGACATCTAAACGCATAAATGTCCTTCTTATCAGGATCATCCGCTTGTGTCTTTTCTAAAGAATCTTTCCACTCTCCTTTCTCTGGATCGGTCACTTGACCAATCCACCACTTCATAGGATCTTTTCCCCAAAAATTAGTTGATTGTTGATACATTCAGTTAGTCGTCGTATATTAAACACTCTGGTTCGTCAGGGTGCATATCACAGAATAATTCTAAAGCATTTGGATCATGATGATCTCCTGCTTCGATTTCTTCTTTGTGATGTTCTACATACTCTTCGAGTTCATGTAACTCTTCTTTTGCATGTCTTCTTGCTGCTGGATTCGCTTGTGGGTCATCAGCAATTTTTTTATCGTATTCAATGTGATCTTCGATTGATTTCATTTGATTCTCCTGTTTCTTTTATTTAAGCGGTAAAGACATCACGAATTAATTTTAATTGTGTGTTTGCCCTTTTATTACCTATGGTGTGTTTTAA